AATCATTATCTGATATTGATAGTGGTAGAGGTGGAGATAGTGCTAGTGCAATATCAAGACAAACTGCAAATTTAGATATGAGTGAAACTCCTATGGATGTTGAAAGAAGACAACAACGTCAATTAGGAATGACTGATGATGAAAGAAGACAACAATTTCAATTAGGACTAGGTATTCAAAAAGCAACTGGAGATATAGCTGCTCAAGGTCGAAGTAGATTTAGTGGTGATGCAGATACTACTGGTGTTACGGTTAAAGATACTTCAGTTATAGACAAATCACCAACATTTTTAAAAAATTTATTTGGTGAACCAAGAGGTGTAGAAGTTGCTAGAGGTAGACAACCAGCAGAATTTACTGATGCACAAACTAGAGCTGATATGACAACTGATGAAGCAATGAGAGGCACAGGTGCAACTATGCAAACTCAAGAAAGATCAGATTTACCTTCACCACAAAATAGAGATTTAGGTATATCAGCTAGGCCAGAAACATTAGGAGATACAGGTGGTAGTGTAAATCAAATATCTGGTACTAAACTTGATACAGCTAGATTTGCAGGAAGCACAGCTGGAACATTAGCAGATCCTGCTGAAAGAGAAGATGTAAAACCTGCTGCCAAAAAAACTTTTTCAGAGTCAGTCAGTACTGCACTTAGAGGTTTTAAATCACCTGTAGTATCATTAGTAGAATCTCTTACACCTGACAAAGATCAAAAACTTTTAAACACAGCAAATACAACTGCATTAAGATCTGCAGGTTATAATTTAAGCACTACAGGAAAAATAATAGGTAGAGGTGGTAAAGCCGTAGATGCTGCCACTAGTGTATTTGGAGGAATGAATTCAAGATCTGCACTTGGAGATATATCCAGAGGAGCACAGAGTAGAATTAATACTAGAAAATCTGCAAAAACACAAGCAAGAATAGCAAAACTTTCGGCAGAAAGACAAAAAGCATTTAATGATAAAACAAAACAATTTGAAAAAGAATTACAGCAACATAATAGTAGAAAAAATACTGCAATAGAAAAATCAAGAAAAACTAAAGCACAAAATCCTAATTTACGAGCTGGTGCTGATGATGGCCCAGGTGGTTGTTTTATAAAAGGCACTTTAGTAACAATGGCAAATGGATCTAAAAAACCAATTGAAAAAGTAAATTTAGGTGATTATGTTGCAGAAGGTGGTAAAGTATTTGCTACAGGTAAATTTTTAATTAATGATTTATACAATTACAAAGGTATTAAAGTATCTGGAAGTCATATGGTTAAAGAAGATAATATATGGACTAGAGTTGAAGATAGTAAATATGGAAAATTAATAAGCACTGATGAGCATGTTGTGTATATATTTGGATCACAAAATAGAAGAATTTTAATAGACAATATATTATTTACAGATTACTTTGAAGTAACTGATCAAGAAAAACTAATATCAGAAAAAGATAAATTTTTTGATAATTGGAAAATGCATGAGGCAAATGAAGATATTAATAATATTAATATTTTAAATGCTAATTAGAGACTGGGATTTAAATAAAGACTACACTATAATAAGTGAATGGTGTAAACAAAGAAATTGGGATTTACCTATTCCAAAAGAAATGTTACCATCAGTAGGCACTATGGTAGAAACTATAAAACCTATATGTGCTGGAGGATTATTTATAGATAAAAATTCTAGTTTTGGTTTTATGTATGGATTATTTTCTTGTCCTAATTATAGTAAAATAAAACTTTTTAAAGCTATGAAAATGTGTATTAATAATATAAAAAAACAGGCATTAAATAATAATATAAAATTAATATATACAATTACAGGAGAAAGTTCTTTAGATAAGTTATATACTAAACATATGGATATGACTTGTTGTGAAAATAACATAAAATCATATGTTATTAATTTAGATAAAAACAAATATAAAAATTTAGATTGGATATCTTAAATTTTAAACAGGAAAAATAATGGCAATAAAAGATATGAAAGGCACTGTTATAAAAGATAAAGCTACTATGACAGGTATGATGAATCAATCAACTAAAAAAATAGAGCCAGCTAATTTATCTGGTATGAAAAAGCTATTTGATAAACCTGCTAAAAAAGCTCCTGCTCCTATGGAGCAACCACAAGATATGGGCCTTTTACAGAAAGTAGAAAATTTAACAGATGAAGAAAAAACTATTTTAGCTACAGTTTTATCTCCATCTGTTAGCAATGCTCTTAGAAAGATATCGCCTGAGTTAGCACCTTTATTAGATGCAGCAGGAAAATCTGAAGAGAATGTTGTTATACCAGTGTCTATGTTTAAAAATTACGCAGCAAAGACATATGGTGGTGATGAGACACAAGCAGTGCAAAGTTTAATTACTGACATGTCTGGAACCAAGATGGAAACACAACCTGTGCCACCTGATACACAAATGGCAGAACAGCCAGATGATATGATGCCAGAAGAAATAAATCAAATTGATTCTGGTGAACTTATATAGTATCAGCCCACAAATTATGGAATAGAGCTACCCTTACCCATAAGGCACTCAACCAATAGGTAAAAATAATGGACGAAGAAAAGAAAGTTTCTGAAGAAACTAAAGTTAAAATACAAAATGCAAATCCATATAATAAGGATTATGGAGAACAAGATCCTGAAACAGAAGCATTTGCAAAAGGTGAATTAGCTAAATTTCATAGGGAACAAAAGGAAGCAAACGCAGCAACCGAACAGAAGGACACCGATGCATCTGAAGAGACTGCAGACAATTCAGAACAAAAGGCTACTCCTATCGCTGAACGCCCTGCTAAAGCTGAAGATCGTGTTTTTAAAAAACGTTATGACGATTTAAAAAAACACTATGATTCTACAATTCAAAAACACAAGGATGAACTTCAATCTTTGCGTACACAATTAGAATCTACGGCTACACAATTTGTGCCACCTAAATCAAAAGAAGAGTTAGAGGCATGGAGAAAAGAGTACCCCGATGTTTATGATATGGTCGAAACTATAGCCATGGACAAAGCTACTACTCGTACTGCAGATCTTGAAAATAAATATAAAAATTTACAACTCCAACAAGAGCAAATTGCAAAAGAAAAAGCTGAAGTAGAACTTTTAAAACTTCACCCAGACTTTAATGATATTCGTACTAAAGACGACTTTCATGAATGGGCTGAACAACAAGATCCTACTATTCAAAGTTGGTTGTATGAAAATACATCTAACTCAAAGTTAGCTGCAAGAGCTATTGATCTATATAAAGTGGATCGTGGTTTAAGTAAATTAACTAAAAAAGAAGAAAAGGATGTTAAAAAAGAAGCTGCTAAAGCAATTTCTAAAACTAAAAAAGCTATTGATTCTGATATACCAAAGAAAAAAATTTGGACAACTACTGAGATTTCTAGATTGAAACCTCATGAATTTGATAAATTTGAAAAGGAGATTGACCTTGCTCGTTTAGAAGGTAGGATTGAATATAATTAACAATCTAACTAAATAAACAAGGAGAAGCATATGGCTTTTACTACATCAAGTGGATATCAAAACCTTCCACAAGGTAATTTTACTCCACAAATTTTTAGTCAGAAAGTTCAAAAATTCTTCAGAAGAGCATCAGTGGTAGAAGATATTACTAACACTGATTACGCTGGAGAGATTGAAAATTTTGGCGATACAGTAAGACTAATAAAAGAGCCTTTAATCACAGTCAGAGATTATGCTAGAGGTCAAACAGTTGATACGCAATTATTAGCTGATGATCAAATAACTATGACTGTTGACCAAGGAGCTTATTTTGCTTTTAAAGTTGATGATATTGAAGAAAGACAATCTCATGTAAACTTTGAAGCTCTTGCAACCTCTTCAGGTGCATATTCACTAAAGAAAAACTATGACTACAATGTATTGAAGTTTATCTTTGATAACGCTTCTACATCTGCAAGTGATACAGGAACTGATGGTTCACCAATTGATGGTGATGCAGCAGTTGACACTCTAGCAGACGTTGTGTCAGCAGCTAAAAAAGTTCTTGACAAGAATAGCGTACCAGAAGAAAATAGATGGTTAGTTGCACCACCTGAATTTTTTCAACAATTGAGAAAAGCAGGTGCTAAACTTTCTGACCAATCAGTAATGGCTGATGGTGGTTCATCACAAATCAGAAATGGTAAAGTTACAGACAGACCATTATTTGGTTTTAACATGTACCAAACAAATGCTATTGCTGTGTCTAGCGGAAATGCTGCAAATCACACATTTGGTTCTTCAGGATCAAATGAGTTTGCATTCTTATATGGACATATGTCAGCAGTTGCAACTGTAAATCATATAGCGAAAACTGAA